AGGCTTACGAGGTTTACGTTTCTTCGGTAGAGTAGAGTCGTTCTCTACGTTCAAATTCCTTTTCATAAGTCACCTTTTTAATATCCACGTTCAAGTTTTTGTTTTTCCAAGTTTCGTTTGAATCTTCGTGTCGCAGCATCCTTTGCTTTTCTACGTTTAGTTCCCTTGGACTCATAAAAGGTTCTATCTCTTAATTCTTGAAAGAACCCATCACGCAAGAGTTTCTTCTTTAAAACTCTTAACGCTTTGTTTACATCATTATCACGAACAATCACAGTCATCCCAGCAGGACGCTCTTCTTGTTTAAAATTACGTTTCTTATTATACTTATTAAATTTATTATACCTCATTAAATCCTCATATTTGGCCTGCCCGGCAAGACTCGAACTTGCGACCTACGGTTTAGAAGACCGTTGCTCTAATCCAACTGAGCTACGGGCAGTATTCTTGGTTTGTCTACTTACTAAATTGTACTCTATACTGTTGTCCATTATGGTAAAAAGTAACGATACTGTGTGAATAAACAGTTGTCACCTCTTCGTCATAACGTGTCTCAATACTACATACTCTTTTAGTAGACGCTGTTGCTCCAGAATTATCGTGTCCGATAATCCCACCAAGTACTGCCCCTGCGGCCGCACCATTATCTTTCTTGGTAACTACTTTACCTAGAATACCACCAATGATAGCACCCTTTAGCATGTCACCCGATTTGTCTCCACCAGAAGTAACATTCGTACACACTTCTACATTGTAGGGTACACGATTAATTACGTTCTTGTTAACATCTGTAACTTGTGCTTCATGAGCGAATGCCGTACTCGACATTACCAACATGGCACAAAGTCCAATAGATAGTTTTTTCATTTTTACTCCTTCACGGTTTTTACTACAGCTCCAGTTCCGAACAATTCATATCCGTCCTTTGCTTTAGTAATTTTTACATATGTGTCCAATACAGTACACATTTCTTTTGCGGCGATAATTGCATCACCCAAAGTCTTATAAATCATAATTCTACTTTCTCACAATCAATATACATAGTACACCATTTAAATAGCTTTGTCAAGAGGTATTAACTCTTTTTCGCCAGTTTTTTTGTCTAACTCTACCTTGATAAAATTACCACTTTCTAACTTGTCCAACATAGTTGACACTATGTCCTCAATCTTTTCTTTCTTTCCCACATGAACACCCACATAATAGAACATGGCGAGTAATCCTGTAGCAAGAAGAGAATGCTCTAATCCTGTCATTTAACGCTCCAATACAATGATATGTCCGAAATATTTATCGAACACTGAAATCAAGTTTTCGTAATCACCAGTAGTCATTTCATTACAAATTTTAGTTGCATCCAGTTCCAATTGTCTTGCAAGGTCTTTTGCCTTACCCAATAGAACGTATGCATTTCCATCTGGCCCAGTTAAATCAATTACGATTTCACTCTTTGTAGTTTTGTTCCTAATCATTTGGTGCGAACTCCTTTTCAAACTCAGTTATGATTTGCTTCTTTTTATTTAGAAGCGACTCAACAGAGTTAAGTGCCATCCTCTTTTCATCAGACGCACCCTCGTTCATTGCAATCAACAAATTTTCAAGAACACCAATATCTTCTAACACATCAACCATTACGCAATCTCCCATGATTTAAATTTCACAATTTTTTCTAACTTCTTGACTAGTTGTCTACCATAGTCACAGAAGAGAATTCCTTTGTCCCAAACCCAAGACTCTACATCTTGTGAATGATAGAACTCTTCATTTTGAGTCAACCACCTTAGTGCAGTTTCCTCATCACCAGCACCCAAGTCAATGGTTTCTTTGACAAGAGTTTTGAATTCTGTAACCGCAAGTTCTTCTGCTTTCTTTTCTGCAATAAAGTTCTCTTCATTAATCTTAGAAGCAGATGCGATTTCAGCATCCAACTCTGCATCTGTCATAGATGCAAAATCAACAGAACGAGCATAAGACTTAGAGTATGCATCAGCAACACAGTAGTAAGCAGTTTCCTCAAGGTCAGTTCTCTTGAACTCTGCAAGAGTACCAGATGGAACTCGTTCATTCCAATACTTGGTATCTTCTGGTTCAGGCATCATGCCCATCCAACAACCGTCTTTTTTAGAAAACTCTTCTGCCTCTTTTCTTTGGGCATTGATATAATCTACAAGTGCTTTTTCCATAATCAAACCTCTTTTCTCATCATTACTAGCATAGTATACATGTTTTTAGAACAAATGTCAAGGCTTTTATTCTACCCTATCGTGAATTGGTACGGCACCATAAAATGATGAACCCATCATCTCTTCAACTTTTTCACTGAACCTTGAATCAGAAGTTGCACCGTAGTTTCCACCGAACATAGTCCATGAACCTTTTTCGATTTCTTTCACTGGAACAATGTTAACGATAGTCCTACCCATAACATTCCTTGAAACTAATTGTGCTTCGGGGTATTCTTCACTAGGATTAAAAGGCCCACTCACATTTGTAATGCAAAGTCCTTTACAATTTGCTGACACTCCACCATTTGTGGTATCACCTAGATTACTCTTATATACGTTAATATGTAAACCCATATTATATCTCCTTTATGATTGATTTGACAAAAGAACTGAATGGTAAACTTACTTCCCAATCTTTATTCTCATAGTCGATTATTAATATATCTTCACCACCATCAGGGCCACAACAGTGTCCAATGATTTCTGCAACTTGCGAACCCATCTCACCAATCCACCACCCCAAGTTACTTTTTCGTTTAGGGAATTGATGTACTTACTAGTTGCAGCAATAATCATTTTAGGACTCGCACCAATGGGATAAATCGCATTGGGAACATTACCGTAGAAAGACTCTACATAAGCAATGAAGTCAACCACTTCAGAAACTATCACTTCAACTTTGTCATTTTTAACCATATTTTTAACGTCCTTTCTCATTGTTTATAAGTATATTATACATGTTTTAAGAACAAAAGTCAAGGCCTAAATTCATCTTTTTTTGCATTATTTTGACAGATTGTCGCACCTTAATCATGGGTTATTTGTGAGGCATAATCAATTTTGTCAAAGATTGCCTCTAGTTCTGCAATCCGTTCACGACACTTCATTTTCGCAAAACCAGTGCCTGGTGTTTTCTTTTTCTTGCGTTCTAGTGTCTTTAGCATATCTGTAAAATAAACATATTGATTCTGTAGTGCAGTTAACTGATCCATTCTAATACGCCTTTGTCATTTCCATCAACTTGAAACCTTCTTCTGCAAGTATCTTTGCATCACCATAATGGGCGAACCCTTCTTCATCTGCAAAGTCCATGCTGCTTGTGTAGTAGATGTTATCATCGTCAACATCAATACCATGAGTATCCATCACATATTTGAAAGTCTTTGCAGTCTTGATGTTTCCAGCAATCAGATTTCCTACACCTTTGTAGATTTCCAAACCACCGTTGTTCGCACTGATAAAAATTGTTTCCATAATTAAGTTCCTCTCTCATTGACTATACATATACTATAACTTGTTTTCACAACAAAGTCAAGGCAAATCGCCAAAAAAAATCCCTGTAAAAACAGGGACTTAGTAAAAAAGTTTATTTTATTTTTTAGAATCTACCTAAGAATCTTGCAATATGATGTACAAAAGGTAGTAGGGTTGCAGCCATGAATAGGTTTACCCCTGTATGTGCGAGTGCTATTCGCAAAGTGTCACCCTTCGGCATTCCATCTGAAACCAGAAGTCCTGCTAACCAGATAGTTCCAGTTGTTCCAATGTTTGCACCAAGTACACAAGCGATTGCGGCAGGCAGTGGTACTGCACCAGAAGCGACTAGTGCGATGATTGCCGTAGTGGATAGACTAGACGATTGCCAGAGCAATGTCATAATGATTCCACCAAAGAACATATAATATGGATTTGCAATAAACCAAGTTAGATGTTCCATATTTCCCATCGACTTCATGCCGCCTGAGAATGTTTTGAGTCCAATATAAAAAATCACCAGACCCACAAGGGTGGTGATTACAGGGTTTCCTAAATCCATTTTACTTACCTTCTTCCAGAGTTTATCTTTCATGGCTTTCTCCATAATAGAAAAGGCGTAACTCTCATTACGCCTTTAGTTCACTATTATATAGGGGGGTTACACCCCTTTGTCACAAAAGTTTAATAATTTATTTTGTCCAACCATCTCTAGGTACATGTTTACCCATAGCAATATTTGTAATATCACCACGACAAATACCCATGTCGTTTAGTTCCCTGTCAGTAAGACTGGCAAGTTCTCTGTAGATTTTTTTGTCCATTTTTGGTGTGATAGATTTTCTGAAGTTTTTATACAAATCAGAAATAACATCACAAAACGCACAGTAAGTTTGTGTAAGTACAGTCATTATCTTTTCATCCTATCCAATTCTAACATAAGTGCTTTCGCTTCCTTATGGTATCCTTGACGAGAAAGTTCTGCAGCTGCTCTCGCAGTTCCAACAATCTCAGCATGTGCAACAATACCGTCCCATACCTTGCTTACTAAATGTGCAATCTTTTCACAGATTTCACAAGTTTCTTGATAAGTGTGTCTCAACACTAATCCTATAGACATATCTACGCTCTCCTTTTTTTCGACATAATATGGTCATAAAATGCAATAACATCGTCATCTCTGAGATGTTTGACTTCATTCGCATACTCTGTTCTAATAAAGCGTACAATGTCAACTGGATTTGGTTGGTGTGGAAATAATTTCGCAAACCATTTACCCATTTTCATTCTCCTACTTTGTTGTGGTTAATGAATAACACGCTCAAAAAAGTGCTCACCAATCTCAGGCAGATTATGAAACACTCCTATGGGGGGGTTATTCGCACTTATTTATACAACTAGGACAGTTGCTATGACTTTTTTAGTGGAATTATTTTTGCATACCCTTTGTAACAAAATTGCATAGCTCTTCTTTCAGTACTTTTGATGAACCAACTCTGACGTTTATTATTCCGTTATAGTATTCATCTGTCAATAGTACTTCTCTATCGAACTGTTCTTTTGCTTCTAGGTAACTGAGCATGCCTCTACTTTGACAGTAGTGTAGAATCTCTCGTGTGAAGTTTTCTTCACCCAATTCTTTAACGTCAGCATTAAGGTGGTCGGAAGAACCCCAATAGGTTTTCCAATCGCTCTCTTTCGTTGAACGTCTTTTGTTCTTCCGACCTTTTAATGGGGGTTTGGTAACTTTGAAACGTGCTAGTTTCTTACCAATATATTTTTTATTATTAATTAAGTTTGTGATAACATAAACGAACCCCTCACAATCCTGTGGGAGTTCGTCTACTTCTTCACCTTTGAATGTCCACATAACTACTCATCTTCATCAAACTCTTCGATATCATCTTCGTTATCACTATTTAGTCTGTCCCCACAAAAGGGGCAATGAGCAACTGGATAGAATCTTTCTTCCATGTCATGTTGTATTTTAAAGACTGCATCACAGCCTTCGCATGTAATAATTTTTATCATTAAGCTACTTGTTCGTAAACATCGTCCCACTTACCTGTAAGTCCAGCAACCTCATATTCGGTTACTCTGTTCTCAAAGAAGTTAGTGTGGTCTGCACCGTTAAGTACC